ATAAAATGCAAATTGATCCTACTAAAGCTTGGAAATGGTATAATTACATCAAAGACGGTCCAATTGGAGCTGCAATTAATAATCCTGATGGAAATGAAGGTTTGACTGGTGCTATACTGACTGATGTACAAGGAGCTATTAAAATTTGTCGCCAGAGCGGAGGAACGCTTGGTGTTTTCAATTTCTTTTGGTCAGTAATGTCTTCTATATATGTTATAATACAGAAAATGGTAATGCATAAAGTCTTTGTAAATGATAAAATAATGGAAGGATCTACAATGTCTGATGACAACTTAACACAAACTATTTTTGAACTAGTTTCTAGGAAAGCGTTTGAACATTCTGACAACATAATAAAGTCATTTTTAGATACTTATTATAGAAAAAATTTGCGTATATTGATAGAAGGATTCAATTATTACTCAGTAGATGTAACTACTGATGAAAAGATACAGATTATAGGAGCTGATAAGGAATTGCTTAAAGAGCAAATTGTTATATTCTATTTAGCAACATGTTTATTATGTCCAAAACTAACAAGTTTTGATCCTTCTTTACTAAAAACTACTTTTGGTTCTGCTGCAGAAATTATGCAAACTGTGATCACAAATACTGGCAAGTTTTTTGTTCCAATAGTAAGGTATATGACTTCCATGTTTACAGAGTTATCAGGAGAAAACCCAACTTATGATACTATGAATTCTGTATCCAAACTGTATGAGATTCTGATTAATGGAGGTAGCACGATTACAATGAATGTTGGATTTATATTGATGAATACAATGATCAGTGAAAGGTTTGGTTTAAAGAATAGAAGGATTGACTTACCTGTTCAGCTTAGTGGGTTGTTTTATATTTATCCAGATAACATGCTATTAAATGGATTTGATGGTGATACATTGCGGAAACTAGCAGCTGCAGAAGAAAATAGTATTGAAATGAGACGATTAGCCTTAATTGTAGATAGCCCAGATGTATACAGACAGAAAAGAAGTAGTTTACAACAAGAAGATGAAGAAGATAAATTAAAGGATATTAAAGATGAAAAAGAAAAAAGCTTAATAGATGAAGAAGATGAAATAAGGAAACAAGAAAAAACTATTGAAGATTTATTTAAGGGTGTTAGAGAGAAACTGTTGGATATAGCCGATGATAAATCAAATAAGAAGGTGTTAGAAGAACTCAAAAAAATACAAGATACCATAGAAAATGCAAATTCCCGTGTAGACAGGGATGAAGACAGTGATCAGCCAAGTATAGGGAATTTTGTTACATTCTCTATACGGTTCATTGGACATGTTCTTGCAAAGAGTGCCTATGCAGAGTTTAGGACTTTGGTTAAAGAGAATATGATAGAATTCGCCAAAGCCAATGGGATTAGTACAACAGACTTAGATAAAATGGAAACTGAAATTATAAATCGTTTAGGAATGTTAGTTTCAATTAAGTCACCATCAGTTTTTATTGCCATCATGAATAATATTGCAAAAAATAGAAAAACAAATTTTTCTGACATTGTAAAGAAAATGTCTACAGATTATTTGGTAGTAGCAAGGTGGGGTTACATTGACCGAGTAATGGGGAATCCATTTTCTCAGAATATTAGGGATTTAGATGAAATATTTC